GCGTGAAACGGGCTATTACCTGTCAGCATAACTTCCATAGATTTATAGCATTTCCTGATATATCCATAACTATCTATAATGCCGCCCTAACTAACTAGGAGGCATCAGTGCTTTACATCATCATATTTACCCTAATCTCACTCACCGCAGTTGCCGCAGACGATTTAAGATAATTTACATTTCAGTGTAAAAAGCATATACAATACCCTGTATTACACGTGTAGAGGGTATGCAAATGAGTGAAATCAATTTTTGTAAGCTGATTCTTGATTGCTACGAGCTTGAACTACATCCAGAAAAAGCAGAACTTACCGGAATCATAAATTCGTTTTTAAGGGAGGATGCTCCCGCTGAACAAACTCGCAACGTCATGGCTCTTTGGTGCGAAAAGGTTAAAGAGAAGGTAGCGCAAGTGACTGAAGAATCTGTCCGACAGAAGCTAGCTTCATTGCCTAATACTGAAGAAGTGTTCGGAACCGAGCAGTGATCCCAAAGAAAATACACCAAATATATTTCAACCTTACAGGTAAAGAGATAGATCATTTCCCTATGTTTGTTGAAAGCAAGCGGATATGCGAAAGCTACTCTGACTACGAATATATGTTATGGGATGAAGATTCATGTCTCGAATTGATATCTAAGCATTACCCGAAATATTTAGATTTCTATCAAGGGTTTAGGTATGAGATACAAAAAATAGATTTCGTTCGGTTCTGTATATTGCACAAACATGGCGGTTTCTACATAGATATGGATATGTTCATTCTGAAATCGTTTGACTCACTGCGAAGCAAAGATTACGTTTTCCATAATATCAGGCACGTTCAAAAAAACTATTCATTCATAGAAAATGACTTTATCGGCTCTATAGCGGAATCACCGATATGGTTGCGCGCTATGAAAGAGTGCGTCAGTAACTACAAAGAAAAATCTGAAATGGCTATATACGATGTGTGGAAAGGTAGGTTCGTTCTACAAACTACAGGACCCAAGTTCTTGTCAAGATTTATCAAGAAGCATTTCCCTAAATATAAGCCATTGAGGGTAGTGCATACAAAGTGGAGTGCTGACCCGGCTGATAGTTACTACATCAAAGATCACAAAGCAAACACATGGATTGACCACAACAAGAAGGCAGTAAAATGATAAGCAAAGAAGATTTAAGGCAAACTCCGATAGGAGAGATATCCCCATACTCCAACAACTCAAGATTTCATAGCGAAAAGCAAATACAGCAAATAGCAAATAGCATTGAAAAGTTTGGTTTCAACAACCCGATACAAGTGGATGAAAACAACATGATCCTGTCGGGGCATGGAAGGATGTATGCGGCTGAGTTGCTAGGGCTTGATAAAGTCCCTGTCGTTAAGGTGAAAGGGCTTACAGACGCCGAAAAGAAGGCATATATCATCGCTGATAACAAGTTGTCGCTAAACTCAACTTGGGATGATGGCGTTCTTGAACAAGAAATAGAAGCACTGAAGGAAGTTGGCTTCGATTTAGATTTGCTAGGTTGGGATGTGTTGCCTGATTTTTCTCCAGAAGTTGATTTCTCAGTTCTTGATGACGATGATGAAGCTGATGAAGAAATAGATAAGATGGCTACTAGCGTGAAAAAAGCAATACAAATTGAATTTGATCACGATGACTTCCCTATAGCGCAGGAAATGGTCAAAGAAGCGAGGGAAAGCGGGGTATATATTGGCGGCTTGCTACTAGATGCCCTGAGTTCACAATGATACCGATATACATACCTAGCTATAATCGCCCTGCTACGATCAAGACGACTAAATGGTTGGATGCCTCTAATGTGCCTTACAAGGTATTATTGCACAGTGATGATTGCGCTGAAGCGTATCTAGCGGAAGGAATAATTAAAGAAAAGGATATCATTGTCACTGGTGCGCCTTTCGGGGTTACAAGTCAAAGAAACTGGATAGTTGAAAACCTTGCAATCAAAAATGAGTGGTACATTTCTCTTGATGACAATATCAGAGGGATGAAGCGGGTCGTTGATGAACACTACGGCAAAAAGAAGCTTAACGTGCAGTCACCTTCTATCAAGCAGGCTGACTTCAACCATGCATTCACAGCTGAAGAATATGTCAGGTTGGTAGAAGAAGATATATCTGTCGCTGAGAGCATCAATGCAGAATACATAGGGTATGCTACAGTTGATAATTATTTCTTCAACAGCAAGAAGTACAAGCCCGTTGGGTACGTTATAAGCAAAGCCTGCGTTATCAAGTATCAAGGTTTGAGGTATGACCCTAATCTTGAAGCGATGGAAGATTTTGGGTATTGCGCTTCACAGTTAGTTAAAAACAACTGCGTTCTGATTAACTCTTGGATCAAGCCAGTAGCAGGGCATTATGAAGAAGGCGGTATTGGCACATACCAAAAAAGAGTTCCTAGAAAGATAAAAGATTGCGTCTACTTGATGGAAAAATACCCTGACCTTTTCAGGTATAAGGTAAAAAAGGATTGCCACCCAAAAGCTGAAATACAGTTCAGGTTTCACAGCCCAAAGCAAGTGATCGAATGGAAAAAGGCTAATGGTATAAACAATGATTAAACTTCAGTTAGATCGCGCAGAGCATTCAAGGCGCACTGGGTCAAGATGCGAATACATAGAGCCTAACGTAAATCAGTCTGCCTATTTGTATGATGGCGAAGAACTGGTTGGCGTTTACCTCCAAAATGTGCCTGAAAAATACAGCAAGCTGAAAAAGCTTATGGCAGTTGCTAATAATGAATTTCTTTCTGACCGGGTTCCGAAAGATTTGCTAGAGCGTTCTGACGTTATGTTGTTGCAGAAAAAGCTAAATATCACTAGGGCAGAAGCTAAAAAAATAGGCACTGTTCAGCAAAGCACAATAATAGGCTCTATACCTAAAAAGCCGCATATGAGAAGGGATTACCACAATAGAAGCAGGGTTCATGCTGTTAAGTCTGCCAAGCCCTTCCTGAAAGCTATGCTAATGGCTTCTAAAGAAATGTCGGTAGTTATGGCTGACTACATGCCAGAGCAGTATAAAGAGCATTCTGAAGCCGTTTCAGGCATTGATGAAAAGTATAAGTTCGGTGAGTTGTTTACAAGCAGTATCAGCAACTTCAACATATCGGCTCCTTTCCATATAGACAGGGCTAACGTAAAGCATACGTTGAATGCGATATACACTCACAGGCATAATGCCGATGGCGGTTGTTTGTATGTACCAGACTACGATGCTTGCTTTGATATGCCTACAGATAGTTTGTTGCTTTATCCCGCATGGAGGAATGTCCACGCAGTTACCCCTATAGTGCCTACACATGATGGCGGGTATAGGAATAGTTTGGTGTTTTACGCTTTATCAGGATTTTTGAAATGAGTGAAAAAGACAAGGGTGGGCGACCACAATTTGTATTTGAACAGGATCAGATAGCGAACCTTGAGCAGTTGGCTTCTTACTTAACTAAAGGCCAATTAGCTGATTACTACGGGATAAGCGAGAACACGTTTAGAGCCGTTGAAGAACGTCAGCCTGAGGTTTTTGAGGCTTATAAAAAGGGGCGCGCAAAACAGACCGCAAGGATGGCTCAGAACCTAGTTCAAATGGCTATGGCGGGTAATGTCACAGCGGCTATATTCTATTTGAAAACGCAAGCAGGATGGAAAGAGCAGGAAGCTGATACGCAAGAAATCCCTCAAATCAATATAGTGGTTGATCCTCGTGCAACTAACGCTACCGCAGAGTGAGATATTTTGCTCAAAGGCTAGGTTCCGCTCTGTAGTTGCGGGGCGTAGATTTGGCAAGACATTCCTGTCAACTGGCGAGATACTTAGATTCGCTACGCAAGGCAAGAATAAGAATGTGTGGTATATCGCCCCTACCTATGGTTCAGCGAAAGAGATTGCATGGGATATGCTCATGGACTGTTTACCACATGAATACATAGCCAAGACGAATGAGTCTGCCCTAAACGTGCGCCTGATAAATGGATCTTCTATATCTTTGAAAGGTGCAGAAAAGCCAAACAACTTGCGCGGCAGGGCATTGGATTTCGCTGTGCTAGATGAATTTGCAGATATGCGGCCAGAAACTTGGTACGAGGTAATTAGGCCATCACTATCAGACAGATTAGGCCATGCCTTATTTATAGGTACACCGAAGGGGCGCAACCACTTTTATGATTTGTGGGCATCAGGCATAAATGGATTAGATGGTTGGCAGTCGTTTCAATACACAACCTTGCAGGGCGGCAATGTCCCCCAGTCAGAAATAGAGCAAGCCAAATTAGATTTGGATGAAAGGACATTCAACCAAGAATACTGCGCTGAATTTGTGACTTACACAGGGCTGATTTATTACGCATTCAGTCGTGAGCATAGCGTCTTTGATATGACTGACGATAATGGTACACTGCACATAGGGATGGATTTCAATTTAGACCCCATGTCAGCCGTAATCTGTTTACGAAAAGGCGGGAAGCTGTATGCCGTTGACGAGATTGTCATGTACGGGTCTAACACTGATGAAATGGTATCGGAAATCAAAGATAGATATCCGAATCGTAATATCATCATTTATCCAGACCCTGCATCAAGACAGCGCAAAACAAGCGCAGGCGGTCGTACCGATTTGTCGATCTTACAAAACGCAGGATTTAGCGTTAAGGCCAAAAAGACACACGCATTAATCAGGGATCGAATTAATGCTGTTAATAGTCGTTTACTGTCGGCAGATGGTGAGCGGCATTTATACATCAGCCCGAAATGTAAGCAGACGATTAAGTCTCTGGAGAGGCAGACATACAAAGAGGGTACAAGCATACCAAATAAAGATGGCTTCGATCATATGAATGATGCCCTTGGTTACTTGGTTGAATACTTGTTCCCTGTTAGAACCGAATACGACATACCCCAACCTACTAGGTGGACTTGATGAGATTGAATACAGACACAACGCACCCCGAATATGATTCTAACGAAGCCAAGTGGGAGTTCTATGTACGCTCTTACATGGGCGGTCAGGCATATCAAGATGGGCAATATTTAACCCGCTATATCAGTGAGACCAAAGAAGATTATGATCGCAGGATTGATCTCACTCCAATGGACAATCACTGTAAAAACATTGTCCACATTTACAGTAGTTTCCTGTGGCGCGTACCGCCAACTAGAGCCTACAACAGCCTACAAAATAACGTATCCCTTGAGCCGTTTCTAAAGGATGCTGATTTAGATGGGCGTAGTTTCAATGCGTTCATGCGTGAATGTCAGATTTGGTCTAGCGTTTACGGCCATGTCTGGATAATGATGGATAAGCCAAAGTCTAACGTAGGCACTAAGGCAGAAGAATTAGAGCAAGACATTCGCCCCTATGTCACGATGTTCACCCCCGAAAACGTACTTGACTGGAACTATGAAAGAA